ACAGTTATGGTTGCCAACCCTGGCATCTTTACTACGGGCCAATCAGTAACTATTGCTGGGGCTGGTTCAACCTTTAACGGTACTTACACAATTACGGGCACAATTCCATTTAGCACAGGCACAGCTAATATCTTGCCTGCTTTTAATATGCAGCTTAACTATTGGCAATTCCCACAGGGCTATAGTTTTATCCAATATGCAAAAGTAGCGGCTGACCAAAACTTTAGGCGCGTACTGCCTTATGGCACTATGTTAGGTGACGATACAAAAACGGCTACCTACGCCAATACCCCAGCTATTAACGCTGCAGCTTTAATGCTGGCAGAAAATATCTGGACTAGCCGATTCAGTACACAAAACGGCGGCACTAGCGTGGACGGCTATAGTTTAAGCCCGTTCAAAATGTCCAATACTTTAATGGCATCCGTGCGTGGCCTCTTGGCTCCGTATCTTTCACCCGCAGGTATGGTCGGCTAATGCCTGCAGCTATAACTACCTTACGCAGCACAATAGCTGCAGCCCTGGCTAACCCTGGCGTGTGGACGGTTTTCAATTACCCGCCTAGCACTATGCAATCTAGCGCTGTGGTGGTGGCCCCTGCAGATCCATACATCACGCCAAGTAATAACTCAAAAGTAAATATATCGCCTATGGCTAATTTTAAGATTATTATGACGGTGCCTATGTTTGATAATGCCTCAAACCTTATTGGCATAGAGGACACGATAGTAGCTGTGTTTACTAAACTAGCTAATAGCGCAATAGTATTTAATGTTACAAGCGTAAGCGCACCTAGCGTACTAAGCGTTGCCGCAGGTGACTATCTAACGGCAGATTTACAAATAAGCATACTAACAAGCTGGGCATAGGAGATAAAATGGCACTTACAGATGAAGAGAAAGCATTTTTAATCAAAATTGGCCAAGACCTGCCAAAAGAGATTAAAGAAACCCAACCAAAAGAAACTACAACACAGAAAGTAGAGGAATAGCCCTAATGGCAATTTTCTTATCAAACGGCGTAGTGGCTACTCTTAACTCAGTAGCACTATCAGATCACGTAACGAGCGCAAGTATCTCTAGAACTTTTGACGAGCTAGAAGTTACAGCTATGGGCGATACAGCTCATAAGTTTGTAAAAGGCCTAGAGGCCAGCACAATCACGCTAGATTTTCTTAACGATGATTTAGCCTCAGGTGCAGGCTCAGTACGTGCAACTTTGCAAGCTGCGTGGGGTACAACCGTGCCACTCACACTAAAGCAAACTAGCGGCGTAGTCTCAACTACTAATCCGCTGTACAGCACTACAGTTTTGGTCAATAACACTCAAGACATCAACGGCGCTGTAGCAGATGAATCAATGCAGAGCCTCACATTTACCTGTAACTCACCAATCGTAATTACAACTGCACCATAAGAATAAAGAAAAGGGGCTAACACAATGGCAAAACTTAAAATAACAAGGGCAGACGGTACGGTATCTGAGCATCAGATAACGCCAAAAATTGAGTGGGCCTTTGAGTTATATGCAAAAAAAGGTTTTCATAAAGCCTTTAGAGATGATGAAAAGCAGAGCGATGTTTACTGGCTAGCGCACGAGTGCCTTAGATCAGCGGGCGTTGAAGTACCTGTTTTTGGAGCGTTATTCTTAGACACTTTAGCTAAGGTTGAGGTGTTGGAGGATGACCCTTCGCAATAGTGGGGCGCGGTAGTTTTGGTTACCTCATAGCGCAGCTAGCCGTTGAAACGGGTATCGCGCCCCAGTATCTGCTAGACCTGGACGATTTTATGTTTAAGAATATGCTCAGGGTAATAAACGATAAAGCTAAGGAGCAGCAAAATGCCAGTAGAGGTAAGAGGCGCCCTTGAGCTACGCAAGGCTATTAAAAAGTTTAGCCCTGACTTAGCGAAAGAGACTCGCAAAGAGTTAGCAAACCTCTTAGCCCCTATAACTAAAACTGCTCGTGGCTTTGTGCCTAATACTTCGCCCCTATCAGGTTGGGCTAAAAGTAGTGATACGGCTTTATGGTCAGAAAAGGGGCGGTTATGGAGTACTACTGCAGCTAAGGGCGGCATAGGCTATAAAACCTCACCCTCAAAACCTAATGATAGAGGTTTTAGAGCTATAGCTCGTATTGCTAATACAAGTGCAGCAGGATCAATTTATGAAACCGCAGGCCGCTTGTATCCTAATGGCCGAGAGCAAGCTCCTATGGCTAAGGTTGTGCGCCCAGGTCAATCTAATTATGGCAAAATGATACGCTCAGGTACAAAGCTACAATCTAAAAGTAATAACCCAGGCGCAGGCAATATGTTTATTGAAGCTATAAACGAATACGGCCCAATAGTAGATGCGAATAACCAAACTGGCGCAGGACGTAGAAGCCGTAAAATGAAAGGCCGCGCCATATTTAGAGCCTGGAAAGAGGACGGCGGCAAGACTAATGCAGCTGTATTAAAGGCTATAGAAAACTCAAAGATTAAGTTTTACAATGCTATGGGGGTTAAGTAATGGCTATAGATCCCTCAGTAGTAATAAATATAGCCGCCGAATACACAGGCAAAAAGGCATTTAGTAAAGCAGAGACGGCCACTAAATCACTTACTAAGAGTGTTAAAAGTTTAGCTGGGGCTTTTGGTATTGCTTTTGGCGCTAGAGGTGCGATGCAGGCCGTTAAGGCTTTTGCAGCCGATGACAAGGCCGCTAAGGTACTTAGCAAAACTCTTAATAACTTAGGCTTAGCTTTTGCAGACCCAGCCGTAAAAAAGTTTATATCTGAGTTAGAGCGCCAATACGGCGTACTAGATGACAAACTACGCCCCGCTTATCAGATGTTACTGACCAGTACAGGCGATTATATTAAGTCACAAGATTTACTACGTACCGCTCTAGACCTTAGCGCGCAAAGTGGCGTTGACGTAGTTAGCGTCTCTGCAGATTTATCAAAGGCTTACCAGGGTAATACCCGTGGCTTAATGAAGTACCAGCTAGGTTTAAGTAAAGCCGAGCTAGCAGCTATGAGCTTTGAGGAGATTTTAGCCCAGGTGGCTAAAGTCAGTAAAGGCCAGGCGCAATTAGCTGCAGACTCTTACGCAGGATCGTTAGACAAACTAACCGTAGCGGGTGCAAACGTAGCTGAAACACTAGGCAAAGATTTAGTAGATGCCCTTGCACTTTTAGGCGGCGAGGGTGGCCTACCTAAAACCCTAAGCCTTGTAGAGTCTATTTCAGGTGCCATAGGTACTGCCATTATCAATTTTGCTAAGTTTATACGCGTTATAGATATTATTACAGGTAGCGGTGCCTTTAATATGCTTGGCGATCTTGAGAAAGCTTTTGCACAGTTTGAGGCTCAGGATAAAGCAAGAGCCGCTAGTAAGTTTGCTGGTACAGGTATGGCTACCTCATACCAGGGCAAAAAGGCACAAGATGCGCAAGCTCTTGCTGCCGCTAAAAAGATTACTGCAGAGACTAAAAAAACAGCGGCAGCGGCACTAGCTACAGCTAAAGCTAAACAACTATCTATAGCAATAGACAAGGCAAACCTAGCTTTAGCTAAAGGCGCAGACGTTTTTGATTTAGACAAAATCCAACTTAACGCGGCCTTAATTGGTCAGGCTGAGGCTCTAGGCAAGGCCACTACTGGCTCACAGATATTAGCTATAGCAAACGATGTACAGCGCCTAAAAATTAAGCAAGATATAAACGCCCTTGAAGATGCCATAGCCTCAAAGGATGAGGCAGCCATAGTAAAGGCCACGGCCAAACTAAACGAGGACTTAAAAATACTAGGCGCTTTGCAAAAGCAAGATGCCAAATTGCTAGACATAAACAAAGTCTTAGCAGGTATGAAGTCTACGGATCTTATTAACCTTGCTAACCTACAATCGGCTTTAGACCTATTAGCTAAGTTTAAGTTCCCTACTTTATCCGTGCCAGGCGTTGCCGTAGCAGGCATTACAGGGGCTGCAAGTGGTGGCACAAGCGGTAGTGCAGCTGCAGCCGTTGCTGGCCTTGTACCTGGAGTTGACTATAATCCTGGCCAAAATCCTGACCGTAGAGTTGATGATGCTGCCCGCGCTGCACAGGTAGCCGCCTCTAATGCTTTAACTTATTTTGCCGAGAAAGGCTCAGGCCGCGGTGCGGGTGCAGGCGAGGGGCAGATACCTGCAGGCGCTTACAATATAACCGTAAACGCAGGCGTGGTTGGTAGTGAAAATATAATCGTAGATGCTGTGCAAAATGCCCTTAATGAGATAGCACGTAGAGGCTATACAACTACCTACGCAGGGGCTATAGCAGTATGACCGTGCCAACAGTAAACGCTGTTATTAACTTTAGTACTGGCCCAGCGTTTGCTCAGGCTATGATTTTAGATCAAGGCATATTAGGCACCAACGTGTTAGCCGATAGCGCCGCAGTTATTGTGGACGTGTCTAACGTAGTGGACAGCATCCAAACTATTAGAGGCCGTAACGCTCAGGCTGACCAATTCCAAACGGGCACTCTATCCCTGCGTATCGTTGACCAAAACGGAGATTTTAACCCTCAAAACCCTAGCGGGCCGTATTACAACTTATTAACGCCTATGCGTAAGGTGCAGATTACGGCTACATACGGCGCTGTTACTTACCCTATTTTTTCAGGCTTTATTACTAGCTATACAACTACTACACCTAAAAATGCTAATGACGTGGTTTATACCACCATACAGGCGGTAGATGCTTTTAGGTTAGCTCAAAATGCACAGATTAGTACAGTAGCAGGCACCTCAGCGGGTCAGCTTAGCGGTGCAAGAATTAACGCCTTGTTAGATGCTATCTCTTGGCCTAACTCTATGCGTGACGTAGATGCAGGTTTGACTACTATGCAGGCAGACCCAGGCACGGCTCGCACAAGCCTTGCAGCTATGCAGACAGTAGAGATAAGCGAGTACGGGGCCTTGTATGTAGATGCGGCTGGCTCGTTTGTCTTTCAAGATCGTAGCGTGACGGCTAGCAGTACAGGGGCTACGCCTACAGTATTTAATGATAACGGTACAGATATTGGCTACTTTAACGCGGTGTGGCGCCTTGACGATACCCTGGTTTACAACTCAGCCAGCGTTACCCGTACAGGCGGCACAGCCCAGGTAGCCATAAACCAGCCCAGCATAGATAAGTATTTTGTGCATAGCTATAACCAACAAAACCTACTTATGGAAACCGATGCCGTGGCCCTGGATTATGCACAGGCATACGTGGCATCTAGGGCTGAGACCTCTATTCGATGCGATGCTATCCAACTAGACCTCTATACCGATAATTACAATACGGGCATTATTGCAGCTTTAAGCCTTGATTACTTTGATCCTGTAACTATTACTACTAACCAACCTGGGGCCTCAACCCTAACTAAGACTTTGCAGGTGTTTGGCGTTGCTATGAGCATAAGTCCTAACAGCTGGAAAACGACACTAACCACGTTAGAGCCGATTATTGACGGCTTTATATTAGACTCAGCAATATACGGCCTGCTTGACAGCGGCGTATTAAGTTATTAAGGAGTATTAAAATGTCAACAAAACAGACGTTTACAACAGGGCAGGTTTTAACGGCTGCACAGATGACAACTCTGCAGGCGGCTGCTTTTCAAGAGTCCACGTACAGCGCTAAAACTGCCTCATATACTTTTGCATCAGGCGATGAAGGTAATATATTTTCAATGAATAACGCTGCAACGCAGCAATTTAATATACCTACAGATGCTACTTTCAATTTTGCAGTAGGCACAGAGATAAACGTATTTTGGATTACAGGGGCAGGTCAGCCAACCATAGGCGCAGTAACGCCTGGCACTACTACAGTAATATCAACAGGTGCAACGAGTGCTACACCTAAATTGCGTGTAGCTAATTCAGGTGCAACTGCTAAAAAACTAGCTGCTAACTCCTGGATAGTTTTTGGAGATATTGCATAATGACTCCGATGCTTGGAATTATGGCAAGTCAGATAAGCGGGCATCTCTTTGCACCTAAAGCCACAGGCGGCACAATAGTTTTAAGCGGTGGATATTATTACCACACCTTCACAGCAGGCGGGACTTTTACTCCAACAGTAAGTTTATCTTGCGACATAATAGTTGCCGCAGGCGGTGGCGGTGGTGGTCAAGATCGCGGCGGTGGCGGTGGTGCTGGTGGATTCTTAGCTTTTACAGGCGAATCAGTCACATCTGCCAAGACTGTTACAGTTGGTGGCGGTGGTGCAGGTGGAACTGCTGTGGGGGCTACTGGTACAAGCGGTAGCAATTCTCAATTTGGTTCACTTACTGCCTCAGTTGGCGGTGGTGCTGGTGCGGCTAATATAAATGCACTTAATGGTGGCTCTGGCGGTGGTGCTTGGGGCGGATATACTGCTGGTACTGCAACCTCAGGACAAGGTAATGCTGGCGCGGTAGGAGTTAATTCAGGACCTAATTACGGCGCAGGTGGCGGTGGTGGCAAAGGTGCGGCTGGTACGGCTGGTACTTCCACAGTTGGAGGCGCAGGTGGTGCTGGGACTAATGTTTATTCAACTTGGGCAAGTGCAACTTCAACAGGTGCAAGCGGATATTACGCAGGTGGCGGTGGTGGCGGAGTTTACGCTTCGGGCGCTACGATTGGTTCAGGTGGTGCAGGTGGCGGTGGTAATTCTGGTGCAGTTAATCCAAGCACACAGGCGCTCGCTAATGGAGTTGCAGGCACAGCAAACACAGGCGGCGGCGGCGGTGGCGGTAGCACTAACACCTCAGGTGTGCCTACTGGCAACGGCGGCGCAGGAGGCTCAGGTATTGTAATTGTGAGGTATGCAGCGTGAGCCATTTTGCAGAAATAGATGCAGACAACAAAGTAATTCGCATAGTTGTTGGAGATAACAATGAGCCAGATGAAGGCTTAGCATTTATGCAATCACTTGGCGGCACTTGGATTAAGACAAGTTACAACAACAACATAAGATTTAACTATGCAGGTATCGGCTACACATACGATGAAAACAGAGATGCTTTTATTGCGCCTCAATGCCACGATGAAGCAGTATTAGATGAGTCAACTTGTCGTTGGAATTGTGTAAATGCAGCCCACACTATTTAGCTACAACGGCTGGCCAGCATCTAAAGAGCAAGCCGATATAGGCGTTAAGCCTTTTAAGGTCAAGGGAACAAGCCTTAAAATCCGCTGCGCTGAAAAAGTAGCGCCCTTGCTTATTAACTTTGCTAAAGAGTTTAACGAGTTAATAGAGCCAATAGAAGGCGGCACGTTTGACGATTGGGGTTATGCCTACAGAGACGTAAGAGGTGTGGTTGGCAAACTTAGTAACCACGCAAGCGGCACAGCTATAGACCTTAACGCTACAAAACACCCTTTAGGCAAAGTAGGTACGTTTGATGCAGCTAAGGTGCCGATGATCCGTGCCCTGGCTAAAAAGTATGGCCTAACCTGGGGCGGGGATTGGACAAGAAAAGATGAAATGCACTTTGAGATAGCTTTAAGCCCTGAAAAGGTCACGGCTTTAATTACTAAGTTAGGATTAGAAAATGCCAACTAGCGCACAGGTAACAATAACTACAACAGCTACATTATTGGTAGCAGCTAACATTATGGATCAAACCGTATGGCTACATAATCTAGGCGGCGGCGCTGTGTATTTAGGCGATGCTAACGTGACTACAGCTAACGGTTACAAGCTAGATAATGGCGATAAAATGCAGGTGCCAGTAGGTGACCACGAAGGCCTGTACGGTATTGCTGCATCGGGTACGCATACGATTGCAGTACTAAAACAAGTCAACTAAGGGGCATTTAGGAGCAATACAATGAAAGAGCAATTTAAGGCTGCGGCCTTGTCCTACCTACGTGCAGCTCTATCGTGCGTGGGTGCGCTGTATCTATCAGGCATCACAGACCCTAAAGTACTAGCTAATGCTTTTCTTGCTGGACTTATTGGGCCAGTACTTAAAGCTATAGCACCTAATGAAAAGCAACTTGGGATAGGCGCTAAGTAAGTGTCACAGGCCCAGGCATACATAGCCGTAGCTTTGGGGATTGCTACGCTTTCAGGGCTTATGGCTGGGCTTGTGCGGCACCTTGTTAAGTATTACCTATCTGAGCTACGCGATGACGGCAACGGCGGGCATAACCTTGTAGGGCGAGTGGAACGTATAGAGGTGCGGGTTGACCGTATTTACGAGATGTTGCTAGAGGACAGACTTAGTAAGTAGGGCGTGTCGCGTTGTCTTTTGTCGGTAGGTAGGTTCATACTTTAACTACACACGCCGAGAGGGCTACTCGGATAAGTAGCGCATCGGCCTTAACAAAGGGCGAAAGATGAACAGTTTAGATCTAATGGTAGTAGGTATGGTTTGCCTATTTATGGGCTTATTTATCTACGCAGCTTATGAAATGGGCTACAAAGTAGGCTTGGGTGAAGGTTACCTACGTGGCCGTAATATCGCTAAGGCGCTGAAAGAAGCTGAGGCCAAGCGATGAGTAATTTCTTAGAAGGATACGAGGATGTCAACGCCAGGATTATTAGGGCGCGTAGTGAATATCCCACGCTACGTTTAGTGGCATATATTGAAGATATAGATATAACAAAAGGTTATATTTTGGTTAAGGCTGAGGCCTACAAAGAGTATGAAGATCACCTACCAAGCGCTGTTGATTACGCCTTTGAGATGCGTAGCGACAGAGGCGTTAACCTGCACTTTTGGGTAGAAAACGCAGTAACAAGCGCTTACGGGCGTGTTATTGGTTTGCTCACACCTGGCGGTATTGCTCGTAGTACTAAGCAAGATATGGAAAAGGTAGAGGCACTTAGCACTAAAGACGTAGCACCTGTTAGCGATGATCTATGGGCTACTACACCTGTAGCACAGACCATAGAGGCAGTTAAAAACGAGCTAGGCGGCATCTACTTACAAGGTAAACCTGAGTGCCAACACGGTGCCCGCGTATGGCGTACTGGCACTAGCGCTAAGACAGGCAAAGAGTGGGGCAATTACAGCTGTATAGAAAATAGCAAGGCAACACAATGTGACCCCGTTTGGTATATGCAAACCTCTACAGGCTGGGCGCCCCAGGTATGAGCGACAGCTACGAGTTAATCAACCTTAAAGAGATGACAGGCAAACTCTTTGTAAACGGTGAGTTAGCAGCTGAGTACAAGGTTGAACAATGCGATAAGTGCGCCTTAGTGGCACAGCTAGATAAGTTTGGCTATCAAAAAAACAGCTATGAAAATATCATATGGTTTTGCAAAGGGTGCAGATAATGCAGACCGAGCAAGAGCTATTTAATTACATAAAGGCGCGCTACTTAGAGGATCTAACTAAGTCATCTGACCAATACGAGTACCACGATGCCACTAGCACCCTGTATAGGCTGCACATAGAGCTAAAATGCAGGCACACGCATTACGATGATTTGCTTATAGAGCAAGAAAAGTACGATGCGCTAATGCAACAGGCCGAGCGCCTGGGCTTTACGCCATTTTACGTTAATGCCACACCTAAGGGCATCTACGCCTTTAACCTGCGTAAGATAACGGTTAAGTGGTCAGTTAAAAGGCTGCCTGCTAAAACAGAGTTTGACAGCCAGGGCCAGGTTGACAAGACCGTGGCCCTTTTGCCTATCTCAGAGGCGGTGCAGCTATGAGTGAGTCCATACGCTTTGAGTGCCGTAGCTGTAAAAAGATAACAGAGCAGATAGAGCGCATAGTGACAGATAACCTGCCTGCTAACGTAAAGGTTTTACAATGCAAGGTATGTAGCAAAATGAGCGTTTGCCTATTGGTCACTTATGCCGATGTATGAGTATGAGTGTATTAGCTGCTCTATACGCTATGAAGTTCAGCGATCCATACACGATGTGAATATACCTAAGTGCTGTGGCTTTGATATGCGCCGTATTTATGACCCAGTAGGTGCCATATTTAGGGGCACAGGTTGGGGCAAGGATGCAAAATAGCCTGTTTAACGTAGTTAGTGAAGCTACAACTACCAATGACTATTACACGCCTAAATGGCTGTTTGATGCCTTAGGTTTAGAGTTTGATATAGACGTGGCTGCACCGTTACAAGGCATCCCGTGGTTACCTGCTAAACGTTGGTTTAGCCAGGCAGATGACGGCCTTGCACAAGAGTGGGGGGGGG